TCTCCAGTTTTCCATTATAAGTTTTATGTCTTTCATTTTATTCCTCTGCCCCGCCAAAGCCGGGCGGTGCTGATTTTGATCTTGTTGGTTTTGGTGATCTTGTATAAGGAGCACCGCCGGTTTTTTGTGGTCCAGTTGTAAGATACTTATTTCGTTTCTCTACATAACCTTTCTGTATTTTCTTTTGATAGGCTTCTAGTTCTTGTAGCACTAGTTTCCTTATCAAGATCTTAATAGCCGGCTCTTTTTTGCTTTCCCTCAAGAACATTGTTGGCAACTCAATTTTTGCTTTCTTGTCCTTTATTGCTTTGTGTTCTTGAGGATCATCATCATAGTGCCTTATAACGTTCAAGTCAAGAAGAGTTTTCACTTTATCTTCGCCGTTAGTAAAATAAACTGGGATGGGCTTTTTGGGTTCTTCAGGATCTTCGGATGGCTCTCCTAGTTCTTGGACGGTCGCAATTATATCTTCATTATCACGACCAAAGGCTGGTTTTGGACCGTAGCGTGAAGTTACAATAATAACCTTATTACCAGCTTTGCGCTCTTTTTTGATAAGGTCTGCTGCTATTGGGTCTAAGCCTACCGGAACGTCCATTCCTTCTTCTTCATCCCATTCTTTTTTTAGGATTGTGCTATCAAAGTCAAAGCTTACAGTCGGTTGGTCTTTCATTTTGCTTTCCTTTAGTAAGTTCGGATTGGTTTGAGTGTTTCTCTTTTAAAGTCTAGCTCGATTAAGCCTAGGATCTTTGGATGAGAACAGCCTCCGTCAGACGACCTTCCGAACGCTGCCCCTTTTATTTGTTGCATTTTCTTTACAGGAGAAGCGCCAGGGGTGAATTTGATTTTGATTAAGGTCTTTTCCCTTGCTACTCCTTTTTGTAGCCTAAAGTCCTGCCCTGGGATGATAGAAACAACTGTTACATCCTTGATCGAGCGAAGGTCATTGACGATCTCTGACTTGTTTCTGTTTCGATCTGTAACCATTCTTACCATAACTTCGTAAATATATCCTTTTGTCGAGCCTTTTGCTTCTTGGATTGCTTTTTGTGAAGGGTTTTCTGTAATGCGAATAACTAAATCACCGTGACCTTTGATGGTTCGGTGGAATTCTTCTTTAGGGATAAACAGTTGATCGCCCTCATTGAGCACAACAGGAAGCTCATCGTCGAACTGGAACTTCCAACCATTTGCCTCAATAACCTCAACCAAGCGACTTTCTTTATCACGGTGCCACTCTAGATCGCTTTTATCGATAGTGGCATGCTCAAAAAGTCGAATGCGCTTGTTTTCAGAAATTATCTTATCTTTATAGGGCTTGCTCATTTTAGTTTCCTTTTGTTTCTTACCAGTATGTTCCTGAAACGTTTTTACCAAAGTGCCGGTGAGAGCGACACGACCAGTCTTGTTTCCTTAGTTTTTTATTTTTATTGATCTCGATGAAGTGTGAATGCCGGTGACCTTTTACACATCCGGCTGTTGTCCGACATACGTCCATAAATAGCCTCCAGAACTCTTTGAGCGGCCGGCTAAGACGTTACTTATACTAGAGTCACTCTTGTGTCCCATCGCCTTAGCGGCGGCTCTCAGGGTCGGATACTCTCTTACAAGCTTGCCTTCTTTTGTCCAACAGCAAACACGGGTTCCATTATGAACAGTCAAGTTGGGATCTGCTAGTTGTGTTTTGTCTTCTATCTCTTCCCATCGTGAAAGATATATCCAGCCACTATCATAAGCATAGCCATAACCTTTTTCGCTTTTGATGAACTTGATGATGTTTCCTGAGAACCCGTGCCTCCTGGCTTCCTTTTGGCCTGTCCATTCTTTGATAAGTTCGCCTGTTCTCCAATCAAACTGAACAATGGGCTTGGCGTTTTTGCGATGAGCCAGAGCATTCTTTCTTTTCATTTCTTCACTCTTGGGCATGCCGATACAAAATGATCCGTTACTTCCGCCAGTAGTAATGTTATATCCGTTTTCGGAACAAAGGGAACGATGCTCAATGATAAGTGCCTTCTCGGCTTTGTTTGCTTCTTCCAATGAACTTGCCTGTGCTATTGGGTGTATAGAAAAGTTCTCTACCCCGTATTTTCTTATAGCATTATGAATAGCCATTGTCGAGCCTTTTCTAGCCCGAGTCTTGTGCCCTATCCAGCGTTTATTTAGCCCGATTTTAGTTTGACCAATATATAGTTTGTCGTTGACGGTATTCATTATTTTATATAGTATATACATTTTTTTGCTCCCTATACTATATAGTCCCTAAGAAAAGAAAAGGACCTGCGGAGCACATAAAAAGTTTATTTCTTACCAGTATGTTCCTGAAACGTTTTTACCAAAGTGCCGATGCGCTCTACAGCTCCACCAACCCGGAGATGTTTTGTCTTTCTTCTCAGCACATTTATGTCTAGCAGCAAAAGACTTTCTAGCTTCTGGGTCATTCCAGTTAGATTTCATATCAGGAGAACCGTATGATACTTTCTTGACGTTTCCTGTTTTTGGATTCCTTACATAAACATAGTATTTTTTTGAGCCGCCTTTCTTTGGTTTCCCTAGTGCTACTTCTTTGCCTTTGTATTTGGCTTCGTCTAACTCTTGTTCTTCGAGCATCGGTATATCAAGCGGAACTTCTTGCCCCTCGAACACATCAACGTCACCTAAATTACTCTCCAGAATGTCCTTCTCTTCCTCTGTGAGGGCTTCATACAGTCCAAGGGAGTATAGGTTGCGGGCTTCTTTCATAAGGCTCATAAAGCCCTCTGAGAGCGGTCTATAGACAACCTCCGTTAAGGGTATTTTGTTATCTATATGGTATTGCATTCCTTCTGAGATGTTTGTCGACTCAAGAAGTTGCATTACCTCTAATAAAATTTGTTCTTCTATGTTTTCCATTGAGCCATTTTCCTTTTTTGATGCTTTTCTTATTTTCTTACCATCACTTCCGATTATCTCTCCACCAACTTCTAAGTTATCTGGAAGGGTGGTTATTTTGGTTTTGTATAAATCTAAATTTCCACCAACTTCTAAGTTATCTGGAAGGGTGGTTATTTTGGTTTTGTATAAATCTAAATTTCCACCAACTTTTAAGTTATCTGGAAGGGTGGTTATTTCGGTGTTGAATAAATTTAAACTTCCACCAACTTCGAAGTTGTTTGGAAGGGTGGTTATTTCGGTGTAGGGTAAATTTAAATCTCCACCAACTTTTAAGTTATCTGGAAGGGTGGTTATTTCGGTGTAGGGTAAATCTAAATTTCCACCAACTTTTAAGTTATCTGGAAGGGTGATTATTTTGGTTTTGTATAAATTTAAATTTCCACCAACTTTTAAGTTATCTGGAAGGGTGGTTATTTCGGTGTTGGATAAATCTAAATCTCCACCAACTTCGAAGTTATCTGGAAGGGTGGTTATTTTGGTGTAGGGTAAATTTAAATTTCCACCAACTTTTAAGTTATCTGGAAGGGTGGTTACTTTGGTGTTGGATAAATTTAAATTTCCAACAACTTCGAAGTTATCTGGAAGGGTGGTTATTTTGGTGTTGGGTAAATTTAAATTTCCACCAACTTCGAAGTTATCTGGAAGGGTGGTTATTTTGGTGTTGGATAAATCTAAATATCCACCAACTTTTAAGTTGTTTGGAAGGGTGGTTATTTTGGTTTTGTATAAATTTAAATTTCCACCAACTTTTAAGTTATCTGGAAGGGTGGTTATTTCGGTGTTGTATAAATTTAAATCCAAAGTCATCTTACTTAGTTTTAAAGTTGCAAAATTTGTTCTTTCTTTGTTTTGAACAAAGATCTCATTTTTAAGTAAATGTAGTAAAGTCTGGATTTGTTCTTTAGGATCATTAATTGCTGTCAGTTGAGCGTTTAATGTTTCCGGTGTTAGATTGGAGACTATTTTATTGAATGCGGTTTCTTTTCTTTCTTCTTTTCCAAGATCTTGAAGCATTGCGTCTTTAACAGAACTCCATTCACTACCAAAGACTTCTTGAAGATCTGACTCTGAAAGATCCTTATTGGTTGCATTAACTGTTGCGTTTCTCTTGTGGATAATTTGTAGTTTTCCATCTTTCTTAACCCACCCAATTGCAATTGCATCATTTGGATTAGATCTTGTGTTTCCACCTTTTCTAAAGAAATAATAAAGATGAATGTTGTATTCGCCAGTATAACTATCAAAATAGTTTTCTGTTTTAGTGGCAGCAGTACACCATTGAACACCTGCTGAAAGATTTTTGCAAGCGTTAATAGATCCTTCTTTTGTTTTTGGATAAACACCAACCCAGTTGTTTGATTCGTAAATTTTATCGTTATTCTGGGAGATTTTCTCTGACGACTTTTGATCGCTGTCTTCACCAAGATCCTCTATTTTTTGTCTGATACCACCTGGGGTTAAGTTTTTGAGCTTTGTGCCTTGAAACTTACTTTTGTTCTCAAGGTATGCTTTGAGCATTGAAATAATTTCATCAAGTGGCTCTGGATCGCCGCTTGACATTTTCTGTACCCAAGATAGATATTGCTTTGGGATATTACTTAGCTGTTTTAAGTATTTTTTAACTTCTATATTGTATTCTTCTTCTTTTTCAGTCTTAATACTACCATCTTCATTAAAGAAGTCTATATGGTTCTTTTGGTTGGAAATTCCAATAAGGTCTTTAACTTCCTCTTCTTTTGCTTCGCTGAGAAGTGCTAAGATTTCATTCTCAATTTGTTCTTGCAAGTTGTTCATTGATTCTTTCATTCCTTTGGCTGATTTCTTTCCCCAAGACTTTCCCCTGCCTTTTGACTTGCAAGCAGAAGGTGTTGGGCGGCAAGCAGGGTATTTGGAGCGTTTGTCGTCTTTACCAGAACGACCACAAGACTTATAGCCGGTTATTTTGCCGTCTTTTCTTATTGGCGAGTTGCAATCAACCCAGCCGCCTCCTTTACCTGGTTCTCCTTTTCTTTTAAACCAATCACGAAGTGAAGTTTCTGATGAAGGTTTTTTGGTTAGTTTTCTTTTCTTTTCTTCAAGCGTTTCATCTTCTTCTTCGGCCAAGATCTCTAAAAGCTCTTCTTCGGAAATTTCTGCTAGCTCTTCTTCTTTGAGGCCTTTCCAGATCTTCCCCTTGCGACATCTTACAACAGCACCGGAAGCATAAGCAGAAGGCCAAACATCGTATTTACGCTTTGCGATACGAGTGCAGCGGTCTTCTTTCTTTTTTTTGCTTTTCTTTCTCTTTTTCTTTCGTTCTTCTAAAACTTCCTCAACAAGAGAAGTGAGATCTTGTTCAGTCATTTATTTTACCTTTTTTGACGATCTAACATAAATAGTCATTCAAGAACAAAAACAACAAAAAAGCGGCCGTTTGGCCGCTTTTCTCTTAGACTCAGCCTTTTTAGCTGACTGGGATTTGTTTTGTTGTAATCTGAACTTCTGGCTTCTTTACAACAACACTTAGAACTCCATTTTCATAGGATGCTTGGATGTGGCTCTCAGAAGTGCCTTCGGTCGTTCTAAAAGTTGTGTTGAAGTCCTCAAACCCAAAGCCTAGTTCTGACTTGCAAGAGATAGCTAGGATGTTTCCGTCAAGAGAAACATTGATGTCCTCTCGCTTTGCGCCTGGGAGTGGTACCACAATTGTGCACTGCCCTTCCTCTCTTTGAATCCGATAAGCATTGTTTTCAGTATTCGCAGATAATTGTGCACGCATATGTGCCGGTTGTCTGGCTGACCAGTTATTTCCAAATAATGAATCAAGTAGTCGGTCGTGCCTTGTGTATGCTGTTCTTAACATTTTTTTCTCCTTTAATTTTGGTTAAGATGTTAATTGGGTATAAATATATGCACTTTTATAATGGTGTCAAATATTTATTACCATTTTATCCCTTGAGTAGTTGTTTGTTTGACTCAAAGATCTTTTGTTCAACGAGTGCTGGATCTCCAACTACATTGATGGGAGTGTGGCCATTAATGTGGATTGTTGAAAAGCGATGCATTTGTGATACATCATCCGGCCAAGCTTCTTTAGATTCGTTCAGATTTCTTTTTAGGAGCACATTCTCCATTACGTAAGAAACTGATTCAGGATTGACGTATACTTCACTCAGGTTGAAGTTCTTGCCCACCTTCTCCACTCTCGTTAGTTTCACTAAGTTGCTCATTTGTTTCCTCTGTTTGTTTTTGTAATACCTGCTGTGCTACAAACATTTCATAACCTTCTAACATTGCTCCAATGTCAGCCAAAGTTGAGTCAAAGTGCGCCAGCTGGGTTCTTAATGTTTCTACTTGTTTTAGCGAGCCCTTTAGGCTCTCCTCCCCTAATTTTGTTTCAAGCGTTTGAGAATTGGTATAAATCTGTTGTAATACATCTTCGTTCTTTCTCACGTGAAGCAAAGCCAGTTCTTTAAAAACGTCCTCTAGTTCAACAGAGTATTGTAAATTCACTCTCATTTATTTATCTCCTTTAGTTTGTTTTACACCAAGTGAAAAACCACAGCCGCTTGACTATGGTTTCATTATAACACACCAGTTCTTTTTGTCAAGCACTATCCGGATAAATCAAAGCCAAATTTTATAAGGATGCCAGTCATACCCGAAGTAATAATCCAAAGAAACTTTGTAATGTTTGCTTTAAACTCTTTTAAGTCTTCAAGATCTGACTCTTGCTCTTTGAGGCGAGCATAAAGCCCTTCATCTGGATTGTAGATTGCTTTTTCAATGTTAGTGACCTTTTCATACATATCCGTTTGAGCAAATCTAATTGACTCAATCGTGTCTGTTAGTCGATCAATCTTCCCATCTAATTTAGTTACTGTAACTTCAAACTGTTCCTGTTGCACAATTTTATCTCCTAGATTTCTTTAATAAGTTTATTTGCGTCTTCTTTTTTTGATATATCTAATCTTGACATTTTGCTTTTGTCCTGATCTAAATCATCAGCACGAAAAGCAATGTTGAAAGTAAAAGAGTCGCCATGGTTTTTGATATGAAACTTTGCATCCGCTCTGAATACCAATTCACCAAAGTAGGGAATGGCTATATCAAAGCGGTCAGATAACTTATACAAGCCCAAGCCGTTGATCTGGATTAGATCATCTCCCTTGGTGTTATAATACTTTTGTAGAATGGCTGGGGATAACTCTATTCTGTGCTCTTTGCCCTCCCCAAACCAAGAATTCTGCATTGCCTCAAGTGTTTTCTTATGCCCCGGTTCCTTGTAAAGCCCAACAACTATTTGATCTCGCTCTCCTCTTTTCTTTAGGATGTTGTTTGATCCTGCGGGAGGTTTAAGATCTTTTAGGTATGGTTGAAGATACTTTACAAAGAACCGGTCCATATACTTTTTATTTTCTTTACTCTTGTCTTTGTTAAAGTTCGAGTTGTGGATCACCCATCGTTCTCTTTCTGTATCATAGCCGACTGTTAATTGACCGAACTCTGTATCTAGCGTTGTCTTTACTTCAATTCCAATTGGGTCTTGGTGGCCCGGAACTTCAATCACAATGTCGGACTTTATTCGATCGTTCTTTGCTGTTCCGTCCTGAACAAGATACTGTGAAAAGTAAGATTCAATCTTGTTTTCATTTTTGTATCCTGTTTCGGTGGAACGCTTGTCTTCAGTTAACAGTTTTCGAAAGATGGAATGAAGCACAGTTAGTCCTCTACAATAGCATAGTCTGTAGTAATTAGTGTGCCGGCAACAGAAACTGCATTCAAGACAGCATTTTTTGTAACCTTGACCGGATCGAGAATACCTGTTTCATAAGCATCAACAACTCCTTCCTTTGTAAAGTCCCAAGAGCGGCCTTCCTGATGGAGCTGCCGACTGATCAAATCAAAGGACTCTCCAGCATTATCACACATAATCTGTAGAGGGGCTTTTGTTGCTTCTCTCATAATAGCCACTGCGGTTCTTTGATCCGGATGATCCATTTCCCAGTCATCGTAACCAAGTGATTCACGGCTGCCCAGACGGCGGCCAATACGATAAAGGGTAGAGCCCCCACCAGCAATGATCCCTTCAGCCTGCGCAGCGCTGACTGCCTCTAGGGCATCTTCAATGCGATGCTTCTTCTCAGTCATCTCTACTTCTGTTGAAGCACCAACACGAATAACAGCAACGCCAGAAGCAAGGCGAGTAATTCTTTCCTGGATTCTTTCACAAAGAACCATGTCATCGCATAGCGTAATTTCGTTTTTAAGGGCGCCAATACGTTCCTGCACATCTTCTAGATCTCCTTTTCCGCCGACAACGACAGTTTGAGCACGGCCAATGCTAATAGATTTGCAGAGGCCCAGATCTTTCAAAACTAGATCTTTCACGAGCACTCCAGCATCAACAGAAGCCAAGGTTGCGCCTGTTGATGCGGCTAGGTCCTTAAGAATGTTCTTTCTTTCTTCTCCGTATCTTGGCGCCTTTACAGCAACCACTTTCATTGTGCCTCGCTGCGAGTTCATAATAAGTGCAGCAAGGGCCTGTCCGTCAATCTGGTCGGCAACAATAACTAGCGGTCTTCCTTCTCTAGCGACCAACTCAAGCACTGGAAAGATTTGTTCGACTGTATCGATCTTCTCATCAGCAACCAAAATCAGGGCATTCTCATAGTTGCAAGTCCCTGCTCTTTCATTTGTAATGAATGCCGGAGAAACAAACCCAGAGTCAAAACGGAAGCCTTCTAGGATGTCGACAGTTGTATCAACTGAACGAGCTTCTTCAATTTGGACTGATCCATCGTTTCCAGCCTTGTCGATTGCGGTTGCAACAATGTCGCCAATCACACTATCGTTATTAGCAGAGATAGTTGCGATGTGTCTTACGTCTTCCAAGTTCTCAACAGGTCGTTTGTTTTCTTCTAACTCATCAACAATCGCTGCGGCCACTTTGTCTAGACCACGTTTGATCTCAATGGGTGCTGTTCCAGCAAGAACGTGTCGGCGTGCTTGTTGGTAGATTGCGTTTGCTAGAACTGTTGTTGTTGTAGTTCCATCACCAGCATTCTGCGCAGTTTTACGAGCAGCCTGTTTTACAATCTGCGCTGCCGAGTTTTGGAATGGATCTTCAAACTCAATAAACTCTGAAATGGTTACACCATCTTTCGTAATGATGGGTGGCGCATCCTTCTTGTGAAGAATAACATTTCGCCCTCTCGGACCTAAAGTTGTTTGGACGTTCTCAGCTAAAGTCTGAACTGCTTCTGAGATACTATTAGATAGGTTTTGTTTGCTTTGATAATTCTTCATAATACTCCTTAGATTACTTCGTCAGCGATCCCATACTCAACAGCTTGCTCTGCTGAGATGTAATAATTTGAGTTTGACGAAAACATTTTCTTGATCTTCTTGATGGATAAGTTTGAGTTCTCGGCAACGCAGCGAACATACATATCCTGTAGGACCTTTACTTCTTCCAACTCGTTCTCCATATTGTGCACAGAGCCCATTGTCCCTGCGGACGCTTGGTGAAGCATAAGACGACAGTTTCGGGTAACAAGACGCTTACCCTTTGTCCCAGCAGCTAGAATAGCTACGCCGGCAGACATTACTTTGCCTAGGCCGATAGTCTCAATGTCGACACCACTAGACTTTGTCATGTTCATAAGGTCAATAATGCCAAACATTTCTAAGACCTCTCCGCCATAAGTTGAGATGATCATACGAATGTCTTGTTCGGGCTGCATCAACCCTTCGTGTTCTGCTAACTCCTCCTCGGTAAACAGCTCTGGGGTGTTCTGCCAAAGATAATAAATGCCTGATGTAACATCTGCGCACTTCTCTTCGTTGATTGCTCCAAAAACGGCTACGGTTCGGAGATCCTTCTCAGCTGGTTGTGCTGGCAGCGAGAAATGGATTGCGCCATGGGATTCTTCTTCTACTGTCTCTTCATGCTCTTCGTTTAGATTGTTCTTCTTCTTCTTCATTTTACCTCGTTTTGTGAAGAATAAATTTTATTTGTTTACCTCGCTAAAGGCATCCTTGATCTTATCACAGATCTCATTAGTTTTCAAGACTTTTGAGAACTCTTTTGGAATAACGGCAACAACACGGACAAACGTAACAGATTGCCAGTCATTGAGAGTTTTTTCCATTCTTTTTTTCATGACTTCTTTTTCTTCTTCCGGAATGTCTAGATCTTCCATTTGCTTAATTAGCCTTTCTTTAACTGTTACCACATCTTTTCCAAACGATCTAATCATAGTCAAGCAAGAAGCAAGGCAGTATGTTAGAAAGTTATAGGAATGTGTATAGTTTAAGAGTGATGCTAGAAAGCGATAAGAGAATACTCCTAGAAAAAACACGCCAATGATAGTCCATGTATCCATTTTTTCCTCTAATAAAAAAAGACCGCATAATCTGCGGTCTTTTAAAGTTAAACACTTATTTTTCTAAGTCAAGGTCTTAGCCGAGTTTTGCTGCGATCTTCGCTGCTAGAACTTCGGCAAGCTTGTCCTGCTTTGACTCTTTGATTAGTCGCTCTGCAACTCTGCGGGTGACTTTCTTTACGATGGCCTGAGTATCGACAACCTCAACGGCTTCGTTTAGCTCTTCATATATGTCTTCTTCCATGGATCCACATGATGCTTCTTCCATTGGGTCCATAGCCATTTCGTCCATTGGCTCGGTCATTCCATCCATCTCATCGGCTGCGTCAACAGCGATGTCTGTTACCGGAGCGGCTTTGATGGCGTCAATGAGTTGCTCAAGAGCGGCTTTGATTGCGTCCTCGTCGCCTTCAGGATCGCCCATTCCCATCTCCTCGTCGTCCATTTCCTCGTCGCCTTCAGGAGCGTCCATTCCCTCGCCGCCTTCAGGATCGCCCATTTCCTCGTCGCCTTCTGAGAGGAAGTTTTCGGTAAGAGGCCCAATAGCCGCAAGCTTCATGAACTTACGAATGTGTCCCTCTGAAAGTAGTGTCTTCTTAGCCATTTGTTATAACTCCTTTGTTATATTAAAAATAAGTGTTTGTAGTAAATAGTATGATAAAAATAAAAAAACTTTTTATTCCATCAGTTATAAATAGTATGTTATTTATAAAAACTACAAGTCAGGCATTTCTATTTCAATAATGTCAAAAATAGATCCTAACTCTTCTTCTGAAAGAGAGAAACTTTGTCTTACTTTCTTTGTTTTTTCTTTTTCCTTGCGGATCTTTTTTTCACGGGTCTTTGAAAGATTTCCATTGTCTTTCTTGTATTCTTCAATCAGTTGCTCTAAGAGAGATGTTTGATTTACGAACTGGAGAATAACCCAACGAAGAAACTTTCCTTGCCCAATGCCTTCATACTTTAGTCTAATACGAAAATCAGCGTGAAGCTTTTCGCCAATAGAGAAAGTTAAGTTTTTATACTTTGGCTCATACTCTACTATGTTTGGCTTTTGATCTTCGCTCATCGATGTAAGATGTGGGTGCTGGACTCAACTGCTGCGTTGTGGGACTGGCGAATGAATGTTGCTTTGCTTTGTAGCTCAACAATGTCTCTCGCTCCGGAATAGGAAAAGCCTGACCTCACACCAGTAAGTAGTTCTTCTACAACATTATATACAGAGCCTTTACAAGGAATAGTGGTAGATACGCCTTCTAGGGACGAAGTTTTTCCACGCCAAGCTTTTTGTGCTTCGGCAGATGCCATACCACGATAAGCTTTAAAGCAGCGGCCATCACGGTCACGGAAAGTTTCGCTTGGTGTTTCGTCAGTTCCAGCAAGAAGCGAACCCAACATTACAACATCAGCGCCAGCAGCAAGAGCCTTTACAATGTCTCCAGAGTTTTTAATGCCACCATCAGCAACAAGGATTGCATCACGATCAGTTCGGGCGCAGTCAATAATAGACTGGAGTGTTGGAACACCGTGCCCTGTTTGGATTCTAGTTGAGCAGATAGAGTTGTGAACAACAGTTCCCTGGATGGTATACGAGTGGTCGGTCTCAACTGTTAAGTCGTGGACTGGTCCGCAATAGTGCCTTGTTTCAATAGATTGGATTTCTTTTAGTTTAAACTTCATTTTTACTCCTTATAGTTTTATTCCTCTAACTCGATCAAAAGATGCTTTTCTTTATCTAGGTGCTCTGCCTCAATCCAGAAAGCGTGGTCTTGAATGTTGTCTTCATTCACCAGGCCCGCATCCTCTTTTTTCACCACATAATACTCGTGGTTTGATGTTGATTCTACACCATTGATAATGTAGATCTCTTCGTCTCTCTGGAAGGTCATAGTATCGACCACCTTGTGGAGTTCGCCAGTGTGAGTGAAAACCATCTCTCCAAGTCGAACCTGCTCAATGGGCTTGTCTCCATTCTCAGTGCGAACAAGCGTGCCCGGTGTAAAGCAGCCTCCACCAATGCCTACACGAATAGAGTTAGCGCCCCAATCGGCAAGTCGGTTGAATCCTTCACGGGTCGCAACATTACCAGCCATGATGTGTGCCGTGCCTTGCAGTGTGTTATCCAGCAGACGAAGAGCTTCCCTCATCAAAGAA